CATTGATAAATATCCAAAACATATCAAGTTGATAGAAATTGGAGTCGTATCAACATTGATAAATATCCAAAACATATCAAGTTGATAGAAATTGGAGGCATATCAACATTGATAAATATCCAAAACATATCAAGTTGATAGAAGTTGGAGTCGTATCGATACTGATAAATATCCAAAACATATCAACATTGATAAATATCCAAAACATATCAAGTTGATAGAAATTGGAGGCATATCAACATTGATAAATATCCAAAACATATCAAGTTGATAGAAGTTGGAGTCGTATCAATACTGATAAATATCCAAAACATATCAAGTTGATAGATTGGAGTCGTATCAACATTGATAAATATCCAAAACATATCAATGTTGATAGATATCCAAAATGTATCAAGTTGATAGAAATTGGAGGCTTATCAGCATTGATAGATATCCAAAAGATATCAATGTTGATAGAAATTGGAGTCATATCAAGTTGATAGAAATTGGAGTCATATCAATGTTGATAGAAATTGGAGTCATATCAAGTTGATAGAAATTAGAGTCATATCAATGTTGATAGAAATTGGAGTCATATCAAGTTGATAGATTGGAGTCATATCAAGTTGATAGAAATTGGAGGCTTATCAGCATTGATAGATATCCAAAAGATATCACTGTTGATAGATATCCAAAAGATATCACTGTTGATAGATATCCAAAAGATATCACTGTTGATAGAAATTGGAGTCATATCAATGTTGATAAATATTCAATACATATTCGTGGAGATAGAAATTGGAGTCGTATCAGCATTGATAAATATCCAATACATATCAGTGTTGATAAATATTCAATACATATTCGTGGAAATAGAAAGAAATGAGAGTCGTATCAACATGAATAAAGATCCAATACATATCAACATTGATAGATTTTGGATTGATATCAGTGTTGATAGAAATGAGAGTCGTATCAGCATGAATAATATCGAAATCGTATTCTGGAAATAGAAATGAGAGTCGTATTTCCAGAAATAAATATTCAAATCGTATTTCTGGAAATAGATGATTAATGTCGATAGTAACCAGCTAAGATAAACAGATAAATATCAACAAGAATGGATTCGATTTTCACAGAGGTCGAGGAAATTATATAACTAATAGATACCGGTTTGCAGTTGCCAAAGTGAGGGGTGTCCTTTAATGCGATGATAGACGAAGGGCATTATGGAGGGGTCTTCATAGAGTTTAGGAGTGTTGGGGACTTCCTTTTCGAGGAAGGACATAAGTTTGGTGTCGGATAGGGGTTCGATGATTTGACTTATTCTGGCTTCGAGTTCACTCATCTTGGTATGTAATTCACTTGTACTGGTATGGGATTTACTTGTTGGAGTCTTAGTTCGACGCCAGGTTGCACTTTCGAAGAACTTCTTAAGATATCCGAATCGTATTGTTGTTCCCGAGAAGTCATCCGCAAAGATCATTCGAGAAATATTGGTCCGGATAAATGGAAGAAGATCTTTGTAAGATAGGTTAATACTTCCAGGTAAGATTTCTTCGGTTTCTTTGTCTAAGGGGATGAATTGATATCCAACAAAGCCATTGATGTTGGGAGAGAGGAAGTCAAGGATATGTGGAAGAAGCATGTCATCGTCGTCGAGAAAGATGACCCAATCATTGTCGGAGAGGGGTTGTTCTTGGGTTAAGAGTTCGATGTGTTGGAATTGAGACAGAGGTTTATCTCGGAGAATGACTTCGGAGTCGATATGGTACAGTTCCTTTGCTAGATGGAGAAGATTTAAAATGAGGTTCAGATCTTTGTTAGTCGTGATGGATATTACGAGTTTGAGGGGTTTTCCCAAAGCGATAACGCTTAATATCGCGTTGTACAGATAGGTGACTCCTTCCTCTGTGGTCAAGACTGATGAGGTCCAGATGTTGATCGAAATTTTAACTGAAAAGATGACAGGATTCTATTCTTCTTCCGAAGAATAGAATTAAAGATTTCAATAGAGATAATGAGAAGGATGTTGAGTTGAAGGAATTTGGAATGGGAATTAAGCGGTGGTGTCACGGGCAAGGAGTTGACCACGGGCGAGACCTTGGGAGAAGGCGTTAGTTCCGAAGATTTGACAGTAGACTTCACCACGGCGGATGCCATCGAGAAGGCTTGCGATGGTGTTAAAAGCGGCCTGACCATTGGGGGAGGTGACGGGGTTAATGTTAGTATTGGTGAGAGTTCCTTGGGAGATGACGCCATTGGACGTGACTTGAGCGACGATGGGAGTGACGCCGGGGAGTCCAGAAGTGAGGGGTGCTCCGGCGTTAAAGAGAGGGACAATGAGGGGGCCATTTTGGAAGGGACGTCCGGCGAAGAGTCCAGCACTGGTGACGAAGAGACTTCCGGGGACGGAAGAGAGGGGGAGTCCGAAGACTTCGAGACGATATCGAGCGAAGGAGAAGTCTCGACTGAACTTGATACGGAAGCGACCGAGAATTCGAGGGAGAGGGGCGGTTTGGACTTGGGAGAAAGGGATGAAAGCGGTTCCGGAGGGAATGAGAACTTGTTCAAAGGAGAGGAGGGCTTCGAAGGATCGTTCAATTGGTTTAATAGACGAATCGGTTGGACAACACGGCATTTTTAAAAGAAGAAGAAAAAAAAAGAAATGGATAACTTGGGAAGATTAAGTGAAAGGAATGGAAGTTTTAAATTAACGTTGACGGCGGCGTCGGAAACGGATAAAGAGGAAGATTCCGAGACCGACGAGAGCGAGGAAGAAGAGGATTCCGATAATTAGGAGTGTGGGCCAGATAGAGAAACCTGTCGTTGAAGGAGTTGAAGGAGTTGAAGGAGGACGGGGAGGTGGAAGTGGGGGTCCATCTGGAGGACGTCCTTGATCGAAGTTACAGTTGATGGCTTGTTGAAAGACAGTGTTTTCGATTTTACCTCCTTTTTGTGAGACGATATCTGAGACTTGTTGACAAAGTTGGATATTACAATGTTTCAGGCCCTCAATGTAGGTATCTGTGATAAGATATAGGGATTCAATTTGACACGGTTTCCACCAACAGGCGTCGGAACCGGGATTGGTATTTGATACGCCAGTTTTACTTAACTTATATACTGGATTTCGAACTCGTTGAAGACATCCACAGTCAGGATTGTCTGGAAATTTTGAGCAGTAGTTGTCCATGGCTGCGTTAACATTGCCCACAGTTTTTCTAGCACGGGCCTGTTGAACCCAGGTACGACAGACTTCACCGTATCCATCCGTGGCGACGAAACGAGAACAGATACCAGTGGGGCCCGTGGCGCCGATATTAGGATAAGGTGGGCAATTGGTGGAGGTCTGAGAACAGAAATAGGGCATAATAATGGAGTCGTAACTGGCAATGGTTTTGTCTTTATTGTTCCATGGAGTGTTGAGCCATGTCTTGATGTCTTCAGGTTTTTGGAACTGGTTTCGATCATACGTACATTTAACTAAGAAGGAGCCCGTATTTTTGGTAGTCTTATACGAATTTGGGTCATCCCACTCAATAGCGAGAGGATGAGTTCCACCGATATTGGGACAGACGCTTGGATCGAGGCCGTTATTACATGTGGTTCGGTTTGACGCATTGCAGTTTGGAATAGTACCACTGACAGTTTGTCCGGATAGATTAGGAATGGGAGGACCGAGGATCTTAGCACTGGACATGAGGTCATTAAAATCATATTGTCGAAGGTCGGGGATGCTTAGACCATTTGAACCACCGGAAAAGGTCACGGTTCTTCCTGAGTAATTTGGGTGTTCATAAAGTGTGACAATAGCATTAGGTGCAACCATGAGAGAGGTAAGCCAATCATTGGGGAAACCACTTTGGCCATCTCGGAAATCCGGGATGTTACGAGGAGAGGGTATACTGAGGTAAGGTTGTGTCCGTCCGTTAACATTAAAACCTCCTTGGAAGTTATCATCGACCCAGAAACGGGCCAGGTTACCCTCGAGAGAAGCTATTCCCGCCCGCTCAACACGAAGACTTGAAAGGCGGTCATCCCAACCGACGTCCTTAAGATTAGGAATTGTTTGTCCTTGTGTTCCGCCATTGACGACATATTGATCTCCATCATACTCTTCCTTTGAGAAGAGGACTACCGAATAACCCGGGGAAACGCGAATTGCCGAAGCCCAGTTTTCGGGGAAGGGATAAGCAGGAGTACCAAGCTTTGGAAATGAAGCCGGCCCTCGGAATTCGATAGTACTGTCGGGGGTATCATCACCGAATGGCTCAGAATGTATGGTAACGATAGGAGTTCCAGGTGCACTCAGTCGATAGCTACTCAATTTGCCACTAATTTTCCCAAGGTCAGATGAGGTGATAGTTCTACCACTTGATCCTCCGGAGAAAGACTTTGATTCACCTTTGTATTCGTAGTCTTCATACACAGTGATATTTACATTGGGACCGATACATATCGATTTAATTTTGTTATCTGGAATTCCGATTTCAGGGAGTCTTGTGATTTGGCCTGCATAATTAATGCTATATGCCTTTCCAGCTCGATTGTCACCTTCATAAAATATGGCTAGACTACCATAACATGCTACAATGTTTCGAGACACCTCTTGACAACCTGGATTTGAAGGATTATCATTACAAAAACTTGCACATGCGGAAGAGAGCTTTATTGCACAAAATTTGGCATAACGTGACTGACAATATATATTGGACGGATTATTATTACAGAACGTATTACATGTAGAAGTGGGCATTTTCAATATTGATTCAAACATACAGTCCCTTTCACTTAAACTAGTCATAAAGAAAGAGTCTATTTTGGATATCGTAAAATATTTATGTCAACATTATCCAAGATATGATAATTCCAACGAAAAGAACTAAAAGTATCACCATACAGGGACTTGTTATGGAATAGTGGTGGTTGGAAGAGGGAGTCAAGTTCTTAAGATGTCGGAATTGGAAACTTCCTTGAAAGGAGTCTGGCACATTGTTTATGTCGCATTTTCCAAGAGCGGTCATTTTACGTCCCTGATAGTTTTCCCGTTCATATAATGTTAAGATGAAGTTGGCGTCATTAATCTTAAACGAACCGATCTTATTCATTTGGGGAAGGGAGATGGGACTGTTGTAGCACCATGTTTTTCCTTGAAAGTTGGGTTGTTCCCAGAGTTGAAGTATAGAGTCATGGCATGACATTTTTTCTATCACGTGCAAGATTTTTCTTGCATGTGAGACGTTGTTTGGAAATTTTAATTGGAGGAGATTAGCGACGAGCGAGAAGAAGGATTAAGAAAACGATAATAAGGATAATGATAAATATCCAGAACCAGTTATTAGTTACGTGATAGTTAAGATTGTTTCCTGATGGGTTAGGACTTTGAGGAGTATTGGAGGGAGGAATGACAGAGGGAGGAATAACAGATGGAGGAGTATCGGAGGAAGGAATATTGGATGTGGGAAGAATACGGGCACTACTGGCACGATCATTGAAGTCATTAAGGGAGGTTAGATGAGCTGGACCGTCAATGCGGAAAGAGGCACCGTCAAAGTTTTCATTTTCATAGAGGATGATGGTGATACCGGGGGCAACCTTAATTGAGGAGAGACTTCGGAGAGGAAAACCGACATCATTAAAGGATGAGATATCTTGGATTTGAGTGATAGGGACGGAGGTACCACGGAAGTTATCATCCGTGTAGATAATGACGATGGGACAATCTTTCCAAGCGCCATTAAAGTTGAAGTTGGGAAGACAGGGGATGCCATGATCATTCGAGGGAGGAGAGAAAGAGTTAATATCTTCCGGGGAGGGAGTGTCAAGACCCAGAGCGGGAGTTTGAGGTTCAGCTTGAAGGAGAGTGATAGGTTTCGAGAATATAGTAGCGACTTGACCTGATCTTGATACAATAATACTGCTGATTCGATTTTTGATGACTGGATGAAGATCTTTAGATTCATATTCACCCTCTATGGTAAATTTCTTTCCTTTAAATTCATAATCTTCATAAAGGTCAACTTTGACTCCTGGAGCGACTTTGATTGATTGTAGAGCATCATTGGGAAATCCAATTCTATCGATTACGGGATAATGTCCAAATTCATAAATGGGACGCCGTGTGCCCCTAAATTCGGTTTGCGAATATAATACAGCGAGTGGCATTCGTTCAACTTTAATACTGCTGGTTTTATTGTTGAAGTTTCCAAGTTTATTGTATAATATTGGACCTACTATTTGCATGGAATCTCCTTGAAAACTATAATTTTCATAGAGGGTAACGATAACTCCTGGAGCGACTCTGATTGACTTTAGTTTATCATTGGGAAATCCGATATCATCGATTACGGGATAACGTCCAAATTCATAAATGGAAACTTTTTCGCCCTGAAGTTCTTCCCCCGGATATAAGTCAACGAGTGACGGTAGTAGAACTTTAATACTGCTGGTTTGATTATTGAAATTTAATGCGCCGAGGTCAGATATTTCGGTGGGACCATTTAATATTATGGAACGACCTTTAAATTCATAATGTTCATAAAGTTGAACTTCGACTTTTGGAGCGACTCTGATTGACTTTAGTTTATCATTGGGAAATCCAATATTATCGATTATGGGATACTCTCCAGGGGATCTAATTACAACCGGATTACTGTCACTATAACCGGTTTCTCGATATAATGTAACGAGTGCCATTATTTTATTTTAATAACAGTTAAGATAATATTATGAGAAAAAAACTCTCTTTCTATTTTTTTAAACTTAGGATCTTTTGGAATTTATTTTAAAAGTTCCAAAAGAGGAGACTTCTTTGGCGGAGTTGAGATTCATTTCTGTTTGATAGGAAGAAAAACCAATCCAGAAATGAGGATAATTATAAGAAGGACGAGAAAAATGGTGATCCAGAGAGGGACTGAAAAGTGTGACGAAAGACCGGAATGTTTTTGGAGACGTCGAAGAGTGGGAGAACATGTTGTGATCTCTCGGAGTCGTTTTTCGGTAAAGATTCGGTATTGGAGCTGTTTCTGGAAAATGGGAGAGATTTCATTACATACTTCACTGGAGCAGACTTGACTTGCTAAGTCGGACGTTACAAGGTGACTTTCCGGTTCTTGACATGGACGGTACCAACAGGCTGGACTTGCAGAGATAGCAGGACTTAACAAGTTAAAATCAGGGTTTGTGGATCTCTGAAGACATCGACAGTCAAGACTGTTCGGATAAGTGGTGCAATAATCTGTCATAGCACGGTCGGCGAGGAAGGGGTTTTCGTTTTTCCAGGTTCGACAGATTTCTCCATCACGTTCTGTCGACATAAAACGACTACATGATGGCATGGGACGACCTGTGATTGAGTTATTTCGACATGTCTTGACTCGTTGAGCGCAGAAATATGGTAGAATGACACCTCGAAGTTGTTCTTCACTGCCGGAGAGTTCACGCCACTTTTCGATATCGTCGAGAGAAGAAAACTGACTAACATGATAGGAGCAAGAAACTGGGACGCCGGTTAAACCGATACCTTGACGATTCATTTCAGGATTGTACCATTCGAAAGAGACAGGTCCCGTGCCTCCAAAGTCAGGACATACTAAGGGGTTTAACTTGGAACAGAGAGGTTGAGAGGTGGCAATACCTCCACAACATATCTGATTTTCATAATGCCAATCGGAGTTTTCACAGATTCCGCGAGGTGTTGAAGGACTATCTTTACAACTACAAGGTCCTGCGACATAAGATTCAAAGGGTGCATCTTGAAGAACTGTCAATGAAACGGTAGACATCGAAGCATTTGAATAGTGGGAAAATTTTTCCGAATGATTTTGAGAACTTGTTTTTGGAGAAAATTTTTGAGGACCTGTTTAAAATGGGACAAGATGAAGCCACGAATAGGGTTTCAATAACTACAAATGCTTTGTTGAGTGTTATGAATACAGCGGCACAGAAATGTACTAACCCTCTAACTCAGGAGCAGGTTAACAGTATTAGAGTGGCGGGAGCCGGATCTGTCTTACGAAATTCTACCATTCGAGCTGGACAGTCAGTAGTAGCAAATTTTTCATGTATTCAAGACTTTGAAAACAATCAAGATGTTAGGCAACAGCTTCAGAATCAGATTGATCAACAAACTCAGAGTATCATTGGATCTCTCAATCTCAGTCTGAAGTCAGCCGATGCCGAGAATATTTCGGAAATTGTGAGTAATCTTGCCACTGAAATTCAAGACAGTTATACTGGTACCTGTGTGTCGTCGGTCTTGCAAAAACAAGTTAATACTATAGAAGTTGTAGATGGAGCAACGATTGATAATGTTATCTTTGATTTTGACCAGTCGATTCGATCAATGTCAGAATGTGTTCAAAATACAACGAATGTTCAGAAAGCTCAGCAAGAGTTGGAAAACTTACTACGACAGTTAGCCGAAACTCAGAGAAAAGGTATTTTCGATGAGATATTTGGAGCACTCTTCGGCAATATCGCCGGTATTATTATTTTTATCGTTGTTGTTATTGGAATTCTTGTAATTCTTGGTCTTGGAGGATTTTTCCTGATTCGCCTGTTAACTGCACGAAGGTCCAAGTCATAGTCTCATATCGTGGTTCAAGTTCGTGTGTTTCAGATAGGAGCTTTCTGGAAGAGAGTCGAATATCTTTGAAATAGTTGAACAGGTTAACTGTTCAGCTATTTCGTGTTGTGAATTAGTAGTTGCGGCGACGTTTATAGGTATTCTTTGGATACTTACGATAGTAGCCATACTTCTCTTTCTGTTTCTCGGAAGGACAGCTCATTGAGATATCACTTATCGTCGATGAAGGACAGGATGACTCCGTTGAATGGTATGACTGTCCTTTCATCTTCTTCTCCTCCTGCCAGAGGAGCCAGTTCTGAAAGCCATCATCATTCGATTCCTGGCGCCAAATCTTATATTCCCCGGCAAAGTCATTGAGATGAGCATAGTTCTCATTGTTATACGTCTTCCACTTCTGGTAGGCTTTCCGGTCGTCTTTCGGGAGACCAAGTTGGTTACAGTGGAGGAGCCAGTCACAGTATCGGCGGAACTTGCAATAATCTTTGAGACTGGCCGTCTTTCGGAAACGGTTATATCTCTTCCGGTTTCGGTTCGACTTGGCAAAAGAGGAGAGGAGGTACTTCTTGTAGCCAGTCTTTTTGTACTTCTTCCAGGCCTTCCACTTCTTCCAAATTTCCTGATCAGAAAGGGTATAACAGCGCTTCCAGGAGACATAGTCATTATAATAGTAGTTGTCCTGATAGTGACGGACCCAGCATGAGTTTTTCCAGGAGGTGTAGGATTTAAGATTATCATAGTTATCCTCTCCCGCGACATGGTACCAGTCTAAAAACTTGCGAAGCTTGCAGTAAGTCTTATAGTCACAGTGGTCCTTCCAGGAGCGGTAGCGCGAGTCGAGTTTGGGCTCGTTATAGTTGATTTCCTGTTCTTTGGGAACGGGAATCTCACCTTGATTTCCGGGACACAAATCGAAAAAGCCTTTATATTTATTCCAGTCCGCCCCTGCGAATGGAACGAGAGGAGCTTGACCATTTGAGAAGTTCAGAGGACCTCGAAGTGGTGAAACATTAACACCATTATTCCAATCATGTGCAATGAGTTGAACACTGGAACATGCCATGTTTTGAATAGATGATGGAAAAAAAGTTTGCTTTTGTTCTTTCGACAAAAGAAAAAAAAGTTTTATTCTACCTTCCTTGTTGCAAGATTTCAAGATACATTGGAAGATCGGTCCAGTACCACGAAAAGATGTCTGTCTCTCTTTGAGTCTCCAGATGATCTTTTCTCTGAGTATTAATGTATTTTTGGTTATCCTGGAGAAGAGAAATGGCCTGATGAAGTCGTTTCGTCAGAACCTTCTGTTGACGCTTTTTCTCTTGAAGTCGGAAAAGAGTTTCACTATCTTCATAGAGAGAGGCGGCCCACTTGAGAACTTTTCGGGTCGATCGAATATACTCAGATAAGTCAGAGGCCGCTAAAACGGAAAAGACAGCTGTTGAATAGGTGTTCAAGAATGTGTCCGAAAAGAGATTTATCGATCCTGATATCATCCTGGGAATTCGAAGAGAAGTCAGACGTTGCTCGAGCTCCTGGCACATCTCATGAAGAGAGTTTTCAGTGGAAGTTCTCTCAAGAGAATAGTTAAAAGTTTTCAGTCTCTGATTACTTTCCTCGGTTCGGTTTTCATTTACGAGTCGCGTCATCTCGTCAAAGAGATCAAAGATACCTCCGAAGGAGAGAGGCACGTTAAGTCTTCGAAGAGTTATGTCGTCGGAAGAGAGACAGATGTCGGGACTCCGACATGAAAGAACAACTTTACCTGGTTGATCTTTAAGAAATGGACACGGGTACTCTTGACGAATAAACGTCAAGAAGTGATCAAGAGAAACCGATGTCATCTCGGGAGTCAGGGGAAGAGAGTAGCCGAGAGGTTCTTCCATTGTCAGGATGGTTTCAAGAGAGTCGACACTATTAAAGAAGGTCAGAAGACGGCGTAACTCCGACAGAGCGGGATTTCCGGCTTTCATCATTTCCGCAAGAGAGGAACAGAGGAGCTGATAGGCATCATGAAGAGGAAAACTTCGTTGAGGAAAGATAAACTGGTCAATTCCCAAGGAGTAACCATAGTGTTCTCCTTGATACGTAATGTGAGACTTACGAAAGTCAAAGAGAATGGCGAGACGGTCGGTTTCGAGGTATTCTCGTCCTTTTTCCGTTTCATAGGGAAGAGAAAAACGGGAACTCTTGTCATGTGAAGAGAAGAGACATAAGAGGACATTATTGGGTGTGAGAGAGTAGTGTGTAAAGTCACACGTGCGGTGAGCCCATCGGAGGGCGTAGAGAACTTGAAGATAGACTTCTAAAAACTGGGTGGCGGAACAGGACGAACAGTAACTTTCCAGAGTCTCCTGAGGAGAGACATTTTCAAGAAGAAGATAGAAAACGGGATGTCCTTCGGGGAAATTCCGGAAGAGAACTTTGTTCGGAAAAGAGTCAAAGAGAGGACCGAAGGACTGGAATCCGCCATAGACATAAAGAAAGTTTGGAATGTCTCTTCGAAGTTGGTTTGTTCCAAAGAGTCCGATAAAAGTTTCATGAATAAAACGGAACTCATTATCGATAAGACGGACGAGAAAAAAGTTCTCCGTGTCTTTCGGAGATCCGGAAAGGAGATTGAGTCCTTGAGTTGGAACGAGTCGGAGCCAGTGACGGAGCCTCATTCGAGGCGTCGCCCAACCAGGAGTGACGGGATTCACGTAGAAGAGAGAGTCGACGAGACACATGGTCAGAGCCAGAAGATCAGGACTGTAAAAGGTGTCGGGAACAAGAGAGGGAAGTTTTTCCAGAAGTCGGGGGCGATGAGATTCAAGAGACATCAACTGAGGAACACAACAGAGAGTTCGCGACGTGAGGAGAGTCTGCTCACGTTGGATTGTGTTTTCGGTTTCTTGTTGTAAAGTGTCCCAGATCGAAGAAACGAGAGAACGAGCAAATTGGAATCGTTCCAAGATAACATCAGATCGGACGAGTGACATGATTTAAATAGGAAATAAATCTTTGTTTAAGAAGGGTAGATTTATTTCAGTGATTAGGAAAACATCAGATAACGGAAGAATTGTAGACCGGACCAGTACCAGATGTCTGGATCGGGGCGAATCGAAAGATGGTTAATGGCATCGATATCTTCTGAAATTTTGTTGAGTTCCGGAACGAGAGAGGTATAGAGAATTTCTACGATTTCGCGGAGGTGGGGAAGTTCAGACTCCAAGTCGACATCGGAGACAGTCTGACCTGAACACGAGAGAGAGTCAACAAGAAGGTCAAGTTGTTCAATAAGGTCGAGAGTCTTGGCCACATGAAGGACGTACTCTCGATGAGCATTAATTATAGCTTCTGAGAGTAGGATGGAAGAAGGAAGTCCAACAATGTCAACACGGGGAATTTGCGAAAGACGAGTTGAAATTTGGAAGACGAGTTGGCCGAATTTCTTCAGGGCCTGGTCCTTATGATGCTGATAGGGAAACTGAGAGATGACACTTTCAAGAAGTTTAAACTGTCTTCGTCGAGAAAGAATAACAGTCATATCACAGAAGTCAAAGAGGTCTCGAGGAGGATGGACTTGATGAAGACCGAGTTCCTCAATGATTTTCTCATAAGTCAGACACAGACGTTCGCCTTGACAGGAGAGGAGAGGTTCGGATCCCGGCTGACTTCGAAGAAATGGTGTTGCCCAGTTCTGACGAATAAACGTGATAAAATCATCAAGAGAAAGTTGACTTATCTCTGGAGTCAGAGGGAGAATGTAGGTGGAGTCCGACTGCTTTCGGACAATGTCTTCGGGTTTTTCCTGAGGTCGGAAGAAGAGGAGGAGTCGTGATGCCTCGTCGAAGGTGGGATTTCTCGTCTGCATCATCTTAAAGAGAAGCCAATTGAGAAGCTTATATGCGTCATAGAGAGGAAAACTCCGATCGGGATAAATGAAATAAACCGGAACATTCCAAACACCAAAGTGTTGATCGTTATACTGAATGTGAGCTCGACCATAGTCAATGATAGTTGCAATGGCGTCCGTCAGAAGATATTCCGTTCCACGTTCTGTCTCATATGGAATTGAAAAGACTCCCTGGAAAGAGGGAATTTTACGAAGAAGGACATTGTGCATGTGAAGATCGTAGTGTGTAAAGTCGATAATTTTATGAGCTTGACGAAGAGCGTAGAGGATCTGGAGATACTTCTCAAGAAACTGGTCAAATGTGGCATTACGAATATAGTCACCAAAAGATATCGAGGGAGAGATGTTTTCATAGATGATATATTGATAGGACTTTCCCGAACTTCCACACCAGGAGACGACGTCTCGAGTTTCCGGATCAATAAGAGGAGGAGAGCAACGAAATCCACCATAGACATAGGCAAAGTTGGGAACATACTCTCTCAATCGATTTGTGCCGAAGAGACCGACGAAGAGTTCATGAGTGGCGTCTCGATTGGCTTCATCATCTCGGGGAGCTTTAATGACAAACATATCACTAGCTTCTTCAAAGGAGGCGACCATGGCATATCCAAAGGCAGATTCCTTTCCAATACGGCGCAGATGTGAGATCCAGTGGCGAATTCGTTGATGAGACGTGAAAGCTCCCCCTTCTGCCGGAGAAAGATGGATGACAGTGTCTGTGAGACACATTATGGCTAGCATCATCTTTGCATTATAAAACTCCTTTTGAGAGATATTCTTTAACTTTCGAGTGTCGACTCCGAAGAATGTATTTTCAAGGTGTTTAAGTTGTTCAACGGGACAGATAGACGTCGTCTCAAGAATCTCCGCTTCGATTGACATCTGTTTTCTCTCTCCTTCAGAGTATCTTTGTCGAATGTCGGGTTGACGAAATGTTTTAATTCGTTGATCCACGAGGGATTCAATCTCCTCACTGGTTGGAAGTGACATAAATTGATCTTTACAATGAAAGAACATTATTTTTTTCCCAAATTATGACTCTATTTTCTTTGCCACTTTTGTCTTTTATTTCTTACTTTCCTTTTATCGTCTCCTGTCTGGATCAGAATACGTTAGAGTCTCCTCCTCTCTTTCTGCATTGTCGGGATAATACGACGTTGAAGATGTGTCCTCTATCTTCCTCTGATCCATTTTTATCTCGTTCGACACTTTCTTCTTTTCCTCCGAGTTTTTATCTCCTTCTTGGAGTGTTGTTGAATCTTGTGTTGACGACGATTTTATGTTTCTGTCGGTCTCGCCGGATGTCAAAGCAACTTTCAGATTTGGAGACAGAAGCCATAATTTCAGAGTTACCCGCGCTTCTTCGAAAGCGTCTTCCTCCTCCCCGGGAAGAGTCGGAAAAGGAAGTCTATGAAATCGTCTATCAGACGTTTGAGAAATTGCTGACTCAAGCCTGGAAAGAAGCTAATCAGGATTCTCTTCAGATTAAAAGTGACTCTCCTCTCCGGAAACGATGCTGATTGTTTTAAAACCATATCTGATAACAGATTATCAGATATGGCTTTGACAGGTCTTTTTTCCGACTTTCAGAACATCGATGTCTTTGAAGAAATTCGGGAAAACATGAAACGAGAGGAACTTCGACAGTTTAATTCTTCCTTTTTTTCGAAAAGGAGAAAAAAATGAAAGAAGAGAGATTCTCAAAGTTAAAATGGAGATAAGAAAGATTGTTCAGTTAAAATGGATCCGACGGAACTTCTTTGTGAGATACGTAACAGTTTTTCTCGGTCTCCTCCGGAGATAACTTCAGATCTTCTTCCGCCTCCATATTCTCTTCCTTTAAATCGACGTCCGGTTCTCGAGAAGAATATTGTTATAGCTCCAACGATGTGTGATCGGCCCGATGAGCGTATCTGTGATATTGAGAAATATCATGAACTTTTTCAGATGAAGTCGAAATATAATGATCAGGATAAGGAGTATCTGAAGGCTCGGGCTCGGACCAATCCGTTTGAGGAGATTGGGCGCTCGATTTTTATGAATCGGGCGGCGATTAAACTTGCTAACATTGATGCAGTGTACAATCTGACACAACATTTTGGAGGTCTGATGAAGAAACATGTTGATGAAATTTTCACCTTCTGTGACATTGCTGCCGGACCGGGAGGTTTTACACAGTACTTACAGTTTCGCTGGCCCAACTCGATGGGATATGGTATTACCTTGAAAGATGAAAATGATTGGAACCGTTCCAAACTTGACTTGAGTCGATTTAGTATTTTCTATGGTGATGATGGGACGGGTGACCTCTACACCAATTGGCAGGGATTTGTCACTCACGTTCGAACGAATGAGCCAGATGGTGTTGATCTCATTCTTGGTGATGGAGGATTTGACATTGAGAGGGAGGCATCCAAATTCGAGGAAGCCGAGCGTCCTCTAACTCCGACGACACGTTCCTTTCGGTATCAGTGTCAGGAGTTTTTGTCAAGTCGTCTCATCTTGTGTCAGATTCTGGTTGCGTTGAAAGTTCTTCGGACGGGGTGTACGTTCGTCTGTAAAGTCTTTGACACGGTGACTCCGATCTCGGCTCAGCTTCTCTTTCTTCTCGCCTGTAGTTTTGACTCTCTCTCTATCTTTAAACCGGTGAGTAGTCGGCCGGCCAATTCCGAGCGCTATCTCATTTGTCAAGGTCTCCGGGAAAACATTGAACCTTATGCTGATCTTCTGGCGGAGGCTAATAGTGCGTACACCGCGACACATAATGTCGTCTCTCTCTTTGATACACCTCTTCCCGAGGACTTTCTCAAGTGGCTCTATCAGGAGAACATGCGCAGTATTAACCGACAACTTGAAGCTGGAGAGCTTCTTCTTCGTTACTGGAATGGAGAAAACGTTTCCATTCCTCGATATAATCTTCATAAGGCCCTGATTGTCTGGAACCTTCCAGATAATCGACCCTCTCGGAGATCCCGCATCAAGATTTAGCTTTGTCTACTGTCTACGTTGAAAATAGTTATATGTTCTTCCTCCAAAAGAACATATAACTGTCGGGATATCAAGTTTTCTTCGTTCTTGATCAACGAAAGAGTAGACGAGACACTTGCATAATTCCAATTTTCATTTTCTGAGATAATAACTCTGACAGAAGAATTTCTTTCTCAGTTTTAACAAGGAGATATTATAAGAGAGCTGTAATCAAGTTGATATGTCTCCAAAATCTATCAACTTGATATGTGTTGGATATTTATCAACATTGATATGTGTTGGATATTTATCAAGTTGATACAACTCCAATATTTTATCAACTTGATATGTGTTGGATATTTATCAACATTGATATGCTTCCAAAATCTATCAACTTGATATGT